TTATCAAGCATTTAACATATCAAGGATGTCATCACCGCTATCCTCTAGCTCTTCTCGCTTTCCCTGTCTCTGGGAAATCAACTTTGATTGCTCAACGGCTTGCTTTTTAACCCTTTCGTCTTTTGCTTTTTCTTTTTTGTCTTCGATGTTTTGCTTAAAGTTCATATCTCCAGCCTTTTGTGCTTGGCTAGACATAGCTCTAAGTTTCTCGATTTCCATCTTTAGGTTGTACTCAAGTTGCAATAGCTGAGCTTTTGCTTGAGCGTCTGCTTGAATCTCGGCAATTTTGCCCTGAGACAGCATTTGAATCTCTTGCATTTTCCCTTGAGACGCTGCTTGTGCAGTTGCTTGATTCATCTGAGCTTGCATTTGAGAATTCTGCTGAGCAATCTCCTGCATCATTTTCATGCGTTTCTTGCGTCTTACTATAAGCAGTCTTTCGGCTTGGTCAACATCTTTAAGCTGTCTTACAGCCATTGCATCTTCTAGGTCTAGCTCTTTCTGAGAAAGCGCAACTTGAATATTTTGCTCTAGGTAAGCTCTTTCGGTATCGTCCATTTCCGTCTGAATCTTGATGCCGAAATTGTACATAGGCAGATTAGAGAATGACGACAGTATAGACATACTTGATTTACCAATTGCGTTTTCGTACATTTTGTACAATACGGACTTTGGCGGGATTACTTGCAAGCATTTTACTATGTCTTCACAAACCTTGCTGTACAAGTATAGTGCAGCGTTAGTGATGTCATAGATAGCATTGTTTCCAGCTGCCATTGCTTGTTGACGCACTCCAACTAATTGCTCTCCTTTTGGAGATGTTCCATCCATTACTTCGTTAATACCTGTTGTATCACGGATAAGACGGAGATTATGGTTGTAAATAGCAATAAGCTCATTGATGTTCCTAATGCTATTGTCCAGAGAGCGAACTGGAGGGTTTTGGAATCCACCTTCTGGATTCTTTGAACGATAGTAGAATACACCTGTTTGTTCATAGATGTCTTGTATATCTAATGGTTGTAGTTCTCCTCCTTTTCCTAGTTGTACGTTTTCAAGACCTTCGATATCTACAATCAAACCATCTGGTTTAGCCTTAGCGATAGCCTGTTGTAGTTTTAAGTGTGATAGCTGTAATTGGTCAGCAAAGCTGATTACCGAAGAAACAAGTGACTTAGGCATCATTCTGCGTAGGTTTGTAGAAACCACAGAATAAGAAAGTCGTGCTCTTGTTATATCGTGTACGTTTTTAGGAATGTTTTTCTTTATTCCATATCCAAACATAAAGTCAGTACCTACAATGTAATTACCACCGTAAACGGTAGCTGTTCTCATTGATACAGGCTTTCTGTCGAACACTGATTGCTTTGGTGCTTGGTATTCGAATCCTTTGTAGTAAAAACCAACATTTCCGTGGCGAGATGTTTTTTCCTCGAAGAACATATCATCAACAGAGATGAACTCAAACTCCATTACCTCAACGATAAACTCATCGTATCCGTATGTTGTTCTGTCTAGCGTTTGGTCGTAGTATTTGTAGGATAGTTTATCCGCTCTGTTTTGATATTTGTTTTTAACTCCCTGTGCGATTTTAGCAAACTCTTCTTCCGTAAGGTCATTGCCAGCGATACGCTTAAGTTCTGAGATGCTAATTTTCTTAACATGACCTGCATAGATGAGGTCTGAGAATGTTGGGTCTTCTGTGTAGCTATGGAAGAAGTAAGCAGGGTCAACGTATTCTTCAGTAATTCCATAGTTCGGGTCGTTTGTTCTTTTTACAACGCCCATACCACAGGTTACCAAGTCATTTACTGCTCTCCTGTATACACGCTGGTCAAAATCATTCCACTCGAGGGTCAAATTGGCTCCAAGCTGTGCAGCGATCTCTGCATCAGTTTTAATATTAGAGTCAATAAATATCTCTGCTTCCTCTTTTGATTCTGGGATGTCCTTTACATCAGTTTTTACGTTAAGACCCTGTTCTTTCATCTTTGCGATGAGTTCTCTGTTCTCAACGTTAAACATCATTTTAGCTTTCTTCTCGTCTTTCTCTGTTTTAGAAAGAGGGTCAATAGCCGCAACGTTTGGATAAGGCTTTTTGGAAAGTATGTTGTTTACGACAATCTTGACAAACTTGGGAATAATAGGAACAGGTGACCAATCAAGATTTAACAATGTTCCGTCACCGCTATTCGGGTCAAGAGAGTTTAGAATTTGCTTGTATATTGAAGTGTCTTGTGTACCATTTGCATAGTCACGGTTAGTTTCAAAATCCTTTAGCCTGCGTCTAAATAAACTCCTTTCATCGTCTGAGTGACCCCACTGCTTTTCTATCGCTTTGGCGTACTTGATTCCGTATGCTTTGGATGTTTTTTGACCGTGAGGTGCAAATGGGTCTGGGAAGTTCCCATACTTACCCTGTTCGTTTTTATTATCGTACATATAGCCTTTCGCAAAATACTTCCTTGCAAATATACGAAAATAAACACCTGTCTATTAGCGTCTTATCTCTTGTGTAAAGCGTCTAAAAAACTTCTTGTCATCAAAATTTGATTGCTTTTTTTCTTCTTTTAATTTCTGAGCAGCAAGTAGGGCTAAACCAGAGCTAATAGTAAGGTCAAACTTAGTACGGTCATCTATTTTGTATCCAATCCAATCTTCAAGTGTTCTGTTGAAGTACATTTTGCCCATCTCTCCAGTTTCGCTGTTAATTCCAACGTGTTCCTCAACATATGCTTCAATAGCGTGAGCATGAGCTTGAATTACGTCTTGCGAGTTAGATGGTATACCCCTTGTTTTGACGTTTGAAGCCGCATTAGGGGCCTTTAAATGCTCTGGACGCTTCATTACATATTCTTCGTATCCACGTGCCTCAAAATGCCTTACAATGCCGTACTTGTTATTCTCTATAAGCAGTGGGTATCCGTAGAATACAGCTGCCATCAGAATGTCTTCGTAAAATATCTTTGCAAGAGGCGGTCTCGATGCGTACTCGGCAACAAACATATTGGCAGGGGCAGCCATGCTAAACTTGTTGTAAAGATGACAAGCTCCCTTTGAGCCTCTGTTGTCAACGGTAGAGTCCAAATCATAACTATCCACGCCTCCTACACCTATATGGTCGTTTGCTGGGTGTTTCTTTCCGTACTTAATTACGTACTTGTTTCTGATTTCTGGCTTAGGCATCCAAGCAATTCTCCACCTGCCTTGTGCATTTGGACTGAATACGACCTCACTGTCGGCAATGCCATCTTTCCAGCTAAAGTTACCACGGACAACTGGGTCTGGATACAGCTCTTGGTTGTACTGCACTTGCTCGTATATCTTACCGATGTTAAATGTAGATCCCTCTATCGAGTCACGCATTGCCTCATCTACAGTGAACGGAAACTGACGTATAAATTCGTTCAATTCTCTTGCGTCACTCTTTAGTGCGTCTCTTTCGTTTTTCAAGTATGTCTTCGCACCTATTGATACAAAGTCACCATCAATGGTTTCTACTGGTTCTTCTGGGTCTTCGATGATTGGATTTCCGTACTTGTCAAAGAACCCCTCCAAGGCTTCGTAGGCTGGTATAAAAAGTCTATAAAGCCCAGTCTTTGTTCTTCCGTTGGCGTTTCTTTCTCTTGGGTCTGAGTCCCTCCAAAGCTCTTTATATTGCTTTCCGCCTTTATCCATAGGATTGACAGTCGAACCCATAAGGCACTTGCCAACAATCTTACGTCCGACAATAAGACAAGTACGTTCAATACGCCAAGCTTCACGGATGTCAGTAGGCTTTTCCCATTTACCGCTCTCATCAAGGTAGAGCATATGTAGTTTTTCTCCATCGTATGCGTTATTTGTGGTGTTTTTCCAGTTTATTACTGTGTTTAGAGCTTCTCCTTTGTTGGATGTTTTGTTACTCTTTGTTATACGCTTGGATGGTTCACGAAATGCAAGTTCCATACGTGGGTTGGTTGTACCGTCTTGTATAGGCTTAAAAAAGAACGGATAGCTCTTGAACATTGGGACTACCTTTTTCATAAAGATATTCTCCTGTGCATCCTTACCTGTCTTAGACTGTATACCTAGCAGTTTATCCTTTACCTGTGTTCCTTCGTCTACAAGTATTGCAGCAGACATATTCGTGTATCCCGAACGTCTACATTTTACATAATTCTGCCCTATAGATCTTGGGTCTGATTCTATGGCTGCGAAATGAAGAAACAGCCTACGTTGAAACTCTAAGTAGTAGCCGTAGCCGATATCCAGCTTCGACCACTGTAGCATCATATAGTGTCTCCCTGTAATGTAGACAGGCCTGCCATTATTGAAAAACCAAACGCCCTCACGCCTACGTTTAAACTCCTGTTCGATATACGTAGAGAAGCGTTTTTTGAAGTCCGAAGGCATCTCGAACCACTCATCCATAGAACGAATCCTTTGCAACTCTCTTGGCACAGGAAGTCTTTGCCACATTTGCATAGATACATCCCTTCCATAGTTGAGTATGTCTTCGTCTTTTGGAGCTTTGGGAAGCTGAATATCAACATCACCGATTGTGATGACCTCTCCAGCTGTATCGTTGGGACATATGTTGATAACGTAGTCATCATACCCCTCAATTTTCTTAAGACCCGCCATTTCATTTTATTTCTGTATATTTACATTAAATTAACATAAGCCCTATGAAAAAGCTATTATTACTTATTGCTTTGTGGGGGCTTGCTTCTTGTTCATCGAGCAAGAGTGTGGCGGCTCAATCATGTGTCTTCGAAAACTGTGATATAAGCGCCATTCACTCCCACGCAAACTACTGGGCAAGTTACTAAAAATCCCAGTACAGGAAGACTTGACTACTTGGAGAACTTCTCCGCAAATCCTCCAGAGTAGTCTTGCTCTTCTTCAATACCTCCTGTTTCTTTAAGTTCTCTGACCATTTGCTCGAGTCGCTGGTATTCGATAAGGAGTTCTTTTGCATCTGTTGCTGTTTGTTTAATACTCTGTAGTTCTGCTTTTCTCTGAGAACCAGATAGCTCGCCATCAACAGGCTTTCTGATTTCATCAATCATATTATTAATGGCTATCTCCATAGAAGACAAAAGTCTTTCTGATGCCTCTACTGTATTGAATTTACTTTTCTTTGGCATACATTAATTCAGTTGCTCTCATACGGTACACCTTAGTGCCGTCAAGAAGTTCCATTTCATACTGCGAATTCTTTCGGTAGCCCACCACCTCACCAACGCCCACTCCAAACCATTCTGCACTTCTGGGTAGGGCGAGTAGTTCGCCTTCCAGTTTTGGTTCTTTTTTGAGCTCAAGAATGAGGCCAGAAGCAGTTGTTGTCTCTTCCTCCTCATCTGGGGGTAAAACGAAACACCAATCACCAAGCATAGTAATATCACCAGCTTCGTCTTCGATTGCGATAGCATGGTTTCCATATCCTCCGTTTGGATCGTAGTTAACAAGATATAAGTCGTCACCGATGTCATAGATTTGCTCCATCACAACATGGTGGTGGAAGTATAGTATTTGACCAATGTATGGAGCGTCTTTAAATGCAGTAGGTGCTGCAACTATATGACCATAGTTGAACCTGTGTTGGAACTCATTAAACTTTGCTACAAGCTCGAGTTCTATTCCTCCAACGTTTATTTTATCCTTGAACTTTTGTGGAAGCTTGACCACAAAATGATGTAATGGCTGCATATCAATCGAAGTTTAGGTCATACTCAAGAATGCACGGCATATCATCCACTGCTTTCCAAATCATATTCCCATCCTCGTTCTCAATGTAAATCAGATACCGTTTCTTATTGTATCTATGTAAATGCGCCTCGTCTTCAACGATTGCGCTTACTTTTCCAGATCCAGCACGCATACCCACATAGTACGCCATAGCGTCCTTTGGATCACGCCCGATAATAATTTTTCTAATCATTTTATTTAATTTATATCTCCGTCCTTACGGCCAAGGTTTAGCCAGTAATCAATGCTTGAGGTATCAGGCTTTGAGTCTTCTTCTACTTGTGATGCGTATGCCTCTACACAGTAAGAAAGGAGGTCGTCTAATTCGTTTTCGTCAGATACAGAAAATGTAGAAAGCAGATTCATATTAGCTCTCTCGTCACCGTCTTCATCAACGTATGAGCTTTCCATATCTATAAATCCAACAGCAAGACAGGCTATGAACTCATTCTCAAGTTCGTACTTTTTTACAACTGCATTAATCGCAAGCATTAGGTCTTGTATCTCGAGAATGCACTCTTTCTGTCTTTCATTCATATTAAATGATATTACCTGTTTCTTTTACTTCAAATTTTATTTGGCTCTGCTGAGTAAATATGATACTACCAGATACCGAAGATAATGAAACTCTAAGAGCCTCACCCGTGTCTAGATTAAATATTCCCCAGAATGAATCAACTTGAGCTCCAGAAGCGCCTTTGTATCTCGTTACCGATTTTACAGCACTCCAAACAGCACCATCAAATCTTTCAAGGGTATATGTTATATCAGAATTAGGAGACTGAACATCTACGTAAGAAGCCATGTCTATATACACAACAAGCTTCTGTCCAGAAACATTCTGAATAGATGCGCCCCCAGGACCAAGGTCTAACTGAGCAGGAGCAGTTCCAAAGTGGTATGAGTTGGTTTCTATAGAGTTGTTAGGCTGTGAGAAAGCTACAATTTGAGTTGATCCAGGTCCAAGAACATATGGAGACTCTGGAGTACCAACAAACATTTCTTCGTTTACGCCTCCTCCTTGAACAGCGCTTCCATCAATTGTGAATGATGGATATGTTCCTGTAACAGCGATTCCGTTTGTGCCAGATATAGATACTGTCTGGTCTGGGGAATCATTGATGATTGTAATTGTTTTTGTTGTGTTGTCTGCTGCTGTAGTAATTCCAGTTCCGCCAACAATATTTATAGAGCTGTTTGCAGCTCCAGCACTAACAGGCTGTGCAGGTGTTCCATCACTCACAATAGAAAAACTATTGATGGTGTGATTCAATGTAAACGATGGATAAGTTCCAGTGACGTTGAGGTCTGAACCAGCGCTGATGCTAACTACTTGGTCAGGCGCTGTATTTACCAAATTGAAGTTTGGATACGCACCACCAATGCTTATATCAGTACCTGTGAATGAAACAACTTGATCTGGAGCAGTATTCGTTACAGTAAATGTTGGGAATCCTCCTGTTACAGAGATGCCAGTTCCAGCAACAACGCTTGTGTTTGTGAATGCAGATGCTGCTAACTCTTGTTTGTAAACATCACCGCTTG